GGTATAAGTCTCAGTTCCGTCTGATATCACTACTTGGTCGTTGGCGGAAATGTTTATGTCTCCCCTCCCGCCGGGGACATCGGTAGAGTTTCACTATAAGACAGACAGAACTGAGACTTATACCCAAGCAAAGACGGCAGGCGGGGCCACCAGTTTTACCACGACCAATGGAACCAACCCCATTTTCAGGATACAAGACACTGGAAACCTGTTCGAGTACAAGATAGTCCTAAACCCATACGGCAACATGTCTGCGGAAGTGTTCTGGTTACATTTACAGCTGTCTTGATATGGCTGACGAAGTGGTTCTACGCCCCCAGGAAATCCCCGAACAGCCGTTTCCCGGCGAAGGAGAGGAAGTTGTGCCGGGCGGTGAAGCATCCGCTGGCGAAGGGGTGGAGTCTCCTAACAGGATATCAAACAAGGGCTTTCCACAAAAACGGGTGGCGGTCGAGCTGATTTCAGTAACTCTCAACACCCGATCTAAGAAAATCCTCGCGGAATACCAGTTTACGGAATCCGGTGCGATTCAGATAGGCAAGTTTGTGGTTGGGGTGTCGGGGGACATCCGTATCTCTCCGGGCGGGATTGTGGCCAGAGACAAGGCGGGGAACGTGACCTTTTCACTGGAGGGGGACGAGGGAAGCGCGGTATTTAAGGGAGAGGTTAAGGCTGGGTCACTGGTCAGCGGTGAGGTGATTGTAGGGAACAACAATGTTGTAATCGACGGGGCTAATCGTCGAATTGTGGTTAATGACGGAACCAATGATAGGATAGTTTTGGGATATCAGTCTGAGGGATTTTAAATATGGCCGACTATGGTTTAAAGGTATCAAAGGATGGATACGACGTGCTCACTGCCATCGACCTGAACCTAGCGTTTACCAGCAAGTACAACGTGTTTAAGGTCAAGGTCGATGGGTCTGGCACTCTCTCCGCCAACTCTAACGTGAACATATCCCACGGACTGGGTTACATTCCCCACTTCCTGGTTTTTGTTGAAGACACCGGTGGAGATATGCGGATTGCTAATGGTTCGGGGTTTATTGCCAGTGAGCAGTTTGAGGCCTATGCTGACACAACTAATGTGAACATTAGAAACCGGGATACCTCCAACGCCAAGGATTATTACTATTATATTTTTTACGACCCAAGCTAATTATGGCGGATTATGGTTTAAAAGTATCGAAATCGGGGTTTAATGTGTTCACGGCAGACATTGATGATTTGGTATTACATAGTGAGCATTACGGACCCAAGATAGTGGCCCAGGGTTTGACAAGTTTTAATGTGACTTCTGGGGTCGGGGGAAGCGCCACCGTCGCACATAGTTTGGGATACGCACCCGCTTTTATGGCCTTCCTGACCAACAATGCGGGAAAGGCACGCCCACCGTCATCGTGGAACTACGACAAGAATTATGAGCAGTTCATAGCTTCCTCTGACTCCACCCAGATAACATTTAGTGTCGATAGCAACGCAAACACCAATTACGAGGCATTTGTTTACTACTATGTCTTTGCGGAGGTTGGCCAGTAATGGACTACGGACTTAAAATTTCCAAGCCAGGTTTCGACGTTTTTACGGCGGCGGCCAAAGACCTGGCCTTCGGTTCACAATACGACACGTTGAAGGTGTATGCCTCGGGAACTGGTGACTTTACCTCAGACTTTTCGACTAACCAAGTCGACACCATTTCACATGGCCTATCGTATCGTCCTGCGTTCGTGGTTTATTCGGAGATTCACGCGGGCTTCGGTGAACCAAGCACCGGTCTGTTCTACGCCCTTCCCCACTCCCCCCCGTTCGGAATCGGTGGGAGCCTCGTTACACAAACAATAATTGCCGGGGTGGATGCCTCAAACTTATATATCAGACTCGGGGCCGAGGTTGTCTTGTCGGGTCGCGTGATAAACTACAAATACGTTATTTTTCTTAACCCCGCTCTTGGCGACGATCTATGATCCTTTTTTACATAAAATCCACGGGTAAGATTATCGGTACTGTCGAGGGTCGAGTACACCCGCAGTCAATTATCGACAACTTTCATGTAGTTCCGAGCGGCTATACAAAAGAACAAATAGGCAAATTCGTCGTTCCCTACGTCGCCAGAAAAGAGATGGCTGAAGAACCTGTTTACAAGATGAAGCTTAATAGAGAAACGGACGAAGTGGAAAGGGTTGAGGTTGGCAAACAAAAAGTAGAAAAGACGATAGAACTTATACCGAGCGGCCCGTTTTCTGACATGATCGTCGACTTTGAAAACAAAAGCAGGAGAGCACTGGCGTGCGCCGTTAAAACCAACGACGCCGGAGAGGTTGTTGGAATAGAAGAGATTTAGTCGCCTCGTGGCTTGTGTTGAGATACTTATGCGGTCTAATGTTTGCTCATGGCCAATTTGTTTTCCGAACTCGTAGACGATGTTCAATCTGACCTGACCATTGGCGACGAAAGCCCCCTATTTCCCCTAGCGACGGTTAAGTCTGCGGTAAATAGAGCCTATATTAAGGCAGCGGCTCTTTTTCGCTGGCCCGAACTGGAAGACGCTAAGAAGACCTCAACAGTAGCCAGCCAAGAGTACTACGACTACCCAGACAGTTGGCGCCCCGACTCAATCTGGAAACTGGTAATAGACGACCAGGATTACGGCAATCCACTAGCCTTCAAAGACTACCTTTATGAAAAAGAGGAAGACATTCCCTCTGGCCGGGACTATTTATGGTCAAGCCAGTGGAGAAGGTACTTTGTCTATCCTACTCCAACCGCGTCAGGGACAAACAATATCTGTGTCTGGGGGCAACGTATTCCCGATACCCTGGCCGCCGATGGTGATGTGACAATCTTTTCCTACTCGATGCCAGAATGTAACGAGGCAATTTCCCTGGAAGCAGGAGCTATTCTAAAAACCAAGGGGGACAACGAGAAGTCGAGCCAGTTCAAAAGTACTGAGGCAAAACAGATTTTGATCGTCGCCTGGGGGAAGGTAAAGCAAGACCAGGCAAAGTATCACAAAACCCGCCCCTTTATCGACGTACCGGACTTCTTTCCGTCAGGAAATACCCTTAAAAATGATATAGAAAGGATTGGCAACTTTTAATGGCCAGCATAGTTGACTACCTAAAACAGCAAAATCAACCCTCGGATTACACGTCTAGGGCTACTCTTGCGACCTCAAAAGGTATACAAAACTACACGGGGACTGCCGCCCAAAACACCCAACTCTTACAGATGTTACAAAGTGGTGGGGCTCCTACTCCCGCTCCAGCCAGTTCACCGGCCCCCATCCAGCAACCCACCCCGGCCGCACCGACGTCGACTCAACCGGCCGGCCAGGGTGGGGAACAAGAACTCATCAATGCCATGGTGGCCAAGGGACACACCCCCGAAACCGCTAGGGGGGCCATAGCCGGACGGGGATACGCCGACCTGGCCAGAGAGTACCTTGGAGCAATCGGGGTTCCCGGTGGCACTACGGCGGGTCTGGGGGTATCTCAACCCACAATCGACCTGCCCCAGATCTACCAGAGCCTTTACCAGAGTTCGGGAATCCAAGAAAGGACAGCCGAGTTGGAGAAAATGGACAGGTCATATACCGAAGCCAGGGCGGGGGTAAATGACAACCCCTTCCTCTCAGAAGCAACCCGGGTGGGAAGGATCGCCAAACTAGAACAGCTATACAACGAGCGTACTGCCAACATCCGGGGAGAGATTGCTACCAAGAAGGCGGATGTGGAAACCCAACTGAATCTCCAACTGAAGCAGTTTGATATTAACAGCCAACAGGCCCAGCAATCGCTAAGCCAGTTCAATACTCTTTTAAGCGCTGGGGCATTGGATTCGGCCAGCGGTGAGGACATTGCAAACATCACCCGCTCTACCGGGATAAGTAGCGCGATGATTCAGTCTGCTATTGCCGCTAAGAAGAAAAAGGAAACCAACACCCAGCTGGTATCTTTTGATGATGGAACAAACCAGGGGTTCGCAATAGTGGATCAAAACACTGGGGAGATAATCAAAACCCAAAATGTCGCTGCAAGTAAACCACCGGCATCCACC